CTCTGGATGTCCTAATTCTCCGAAAGCACGGTCTTTCTCTACAAATTCCTTAACATATCTGTTTACTTCTTTTTTCATGACATCTTTAGGATATACACGACCATTTCTATTCTTAATCTCGGCCTGCATGAAAGGTCCTTCGATGAAGTATTCTTTTACACCTTTTTCGTTCTGTTCAACAATAACAGGTTCTACTGCGTAGTCTACAAATTCAGATATTAATTTCATTTATTACTCCTAATATTTCTTCCTTTGAGATGTTCTCTTCACCCATTTGTTTGATTACATTCTTTATATTCTTCATCTCTTTTTCTGCTTTCTTCATGTTAATGTATGGGTCACCCATACTCAAACCATCGATATATACATGAATTTTGCCTCGCTTATCTTCTGCGAAGCGTATATCGACAGTTCGACCACCTACTTTTTCTGCGGTCTTTTTGACTTCTTTCTGATCACGAGGAAGTTTAAACTTTGCCTCATTCAGCGTCTTCGTTATTTCTTTCCAAGTTTTCTTCATTTGCCCAATCTACTGACATTTCAACCCTTTTCATGTCTACTATCTCAGCAGCTTTCTGTTTGATGCCTTGTTGTATACTATCTTTGGCATCTGTTAATTTACCAGATTCTATCTGGTCTACTATATCTTTGCTTATATCTGACATTAGAATTCATCTCCCATTTCGTCTTCTTCTCCACCACCCTCGTTTTCGATTTGTGCCATTATGGCATTTATCTCATCGTCACTCATGTGTAATACATTTCTAAAAACATATTCTTTAGAGAAGTATGTCCCAACATAAGACTCTGCTTGTGAGAGTAAGTCAAACCTTTCTCTCATAATCTCTCCCTCTTTTAATTCGCTGAAGTGATTATCTGTCGCAAAATCATAATGTATAAAGTCCTTAATCGCATCGAACTCTTCACCAGAGACGATGTTTTTAAGAACTAATTGTGTTCTTAAAATATCTGTAAACACCTTTGAGAACTTCATTTGAAGTCTCTTGATGAACTTATTAAATTTAAGTTCATCTCTAGATATTTCAGATGCTCTGCCCATGTTGAAACCATTATCGGCTTCTAATCTAGAACTAGGCACATTTAGAGAACGATATAGTTTCTTTTTAAAGTATTCTATATCTTCTATCTCTGCAAGATTCTGACCACCTGGAAGAGTTGTAATCTCTGTTCCTCGACCACCCTCTCTTCGTGGTAACCAAAAATCTTCTAACATAGACATATGGCGTCTATCGTCTTTGATTTCGCCTGTGTCTGCGTTATAAACAAGTTTATTTCTATACTTGTTCATGACATCGGCAAGATACTGTTCTGCCTTTGCCTTTGGTAAGTTACCTACATCGATATAGAAGATTCTTCTTTCTGGCGCTCTTGATATTCTGTAGATCACCAGTGCATCTTCCATCATTGATAACTGATTTGCAGTCTTCAATGCTTTATGTAGATAACCTATGACTACATTTTTAGTGTAGTCTAACATACCAGAAGTTGTATAACTAATGGCTTCTGGTGCTATCTTTGCTGAGTTTCCTTCGTTTGCACTGCCTTTGAGAAAACCCTTATCATTAAAAACATAGAACTCTTCTACCTTTTTAATTATGTCAATCTTTGTTTTAGGGTCTTTATCCTTTTCAACATTTCTGACCTTTTTGATTTTCATCGGGTCAATGTTTCTAAGATCGACTAAACCTTGTTGTGGTCTTTTGCTGTCTACGATTTTATGGAAGTAGATTCTTCCATCTACATACCATTTTCTGAATAGTTCATGTGCGTTTTGATGAAACTTCATCAAAGAAAGGATAGTTTTGAACTCGTCATGCATCTTTTGTTTGATGCTGTCTGACAGCTCGATGTCTGCTAAATCAAGTGAGACAATCCTATCCTTGGTATCTGAAACTATACATTCATTTACTATATCATCGATAGCAATATCACACTCAGGTACTAAAGATGTCTCACGATATCTGTTAATGAGTTGAACCTCATTCTTGATACCGCCTTCCATATCAACATAGGAACCATATGCTCCACCTGATATGAAACCACCTGGCGATTGTTGTATGACGGGAGTTCCGTCATCTTCTACAGGTGGAACAAAAGAAGCCTGTGACTTCTTTTGCACATCCTTTACTCGTAATTCTTCTTTCTTACGAGTTATTTCAAACCCAAAAATTTCCATAATAATATTTATAACACCCTAAATGGGGTGTTATTCACTTTTTTAAACGACTCTGTTCCAGTGTGAGTATTGGAATTCAACATCAAATGTCTCCAATGCATCGACTGTCTCGTAAGATAAGTCAATCGCACCAATACTGGTCGGAAACATGTTAAAGAATTCGTATCTCGCAAGAACGGTATCGTCTTTGTTTAATTGTTCGACAAATGCCCTGTCTACTAAGTAGTCTAATGATGTGATACCCTCTCCAGAATCAAGTTCTTGAATATCTGTTTGCCATGCTTCTAAAGCACTTCTGCTTGAGAATTCAACATCATTAATGATTGTCACTGTCCAAGGTTCAAAGGTTCTATCTCCTGCTAGTTTAAGAGTATGTCCTCTGAACTGTTGTTCTACAACACCTACGGTAGCAGCTGGTATTTGCGCTGACTGACATAAGAATTCAATCTTGTTGCCAGACCTTGGTATAAAAACTCTGAAACGGTTTGCTCTAGGGCCACCGCCGAGTAATTGTGCTTTAAATTGGTCTATACTTGCCATTGTGCTTTACTCCTTAAACTGCTCCGTATATTTCGTCAAACTCTACGCCACTTCTAGTTGCGACAAAGTTTAGTGTTATAAAGTTAATTGATCTTGCAGGTTTCACAAAGATAGAACATACAAATTCATTTCTATCTATGACTGAATCAGTGTTGTTTGTTTCGTCACAAACTACTGAGAAATCTATAAGACCTCTTCTATTTTTTACATCTCTTAGGAAAGGTTCTACAGCAGCTCTAAATTGTGCTCTTGTGAATGCATCGTTGTATTCAAAGAGTTGTGCTTTAGCAGCTGTTGATATTGCTTTCTCTAAGACAATGAACAATCTTCTTACATTGATTCTATCGAACGCACTTGGTGAAGTTAATCCTGTTTTGTCACCGAATAACACGGTACCTTGACCTGGGAAAGTCACTATTGGATTAATTCTTGCACGGTATAGATCATCTCTACTTGCTTTCTTAGGGTTGAATGCAAGTTTAGTGATACCGATGTATTGTCCTCTACTGAAACCAGCAGGTGAGAACCAAGGGTCTTGAAGTAAATCACTTCGTGCCATTACACCAGCTGTGTGTGCGTTTCCTGGAATATAACAATATTTGTCATTGTATTTTTCGTATTGATATATCCAACCACTATCAATCACTAAGTATGAACTTGATGTGACTGATGCAAAGTCGGCTATAACATTACTTGCTTGTGTTGATTCAGATGAAACATTGACCACTGATGCTCTTCTTGGTGAAGCGACAACTAACATATCTTTTCTTGCCTCTGCAATAACGATAGCGTTATTGACTAGACTGTTATGATCTGCTAGTAAATCTTGGTCTACTCCTGAACCGTTGTCTGTTCTTGTTGAACCTACTATCAAGAAAGAAGCGTTAAACAATTCGTTATCTTTGAAATGTTTTTCCCAAGCAGCTATTTTTTGTGATGCTGTTGGTTGTCTTCCGTTTTGTCCGCCTGATAGTGAACTGTTTTCTGGTAATGCAGGTCTACTGAATGCTGAACTTACTGCTTGTGCTAGTGTTCTTGTTTCTGTTGCACTTGACAACATCGCTGTAGAGTGACCTGACCAGTAAACATAATTTGATTTTCTTTCGATTACATCTTTGTAGTAATTACTATTACCAATGCTGTCTTTAGCGTCTGAAGCTAAGGATACGAAACCGAATGTTTCTAAAACCTCATGTTTTGTTCCTGTAATAAGTCCATCTTCGTCTACGACTACTATGTGTATTTCGTCATTAGCTGCGCCAACAGCAGTTGCATTTGCAGAAGTTCCTGGAGCTTTATCAAATAAATCAAAGAACTCCCATCTTCTGTCTACTGCTTCGTTGTCTACGACTGCTGATGTAAGTCCTGTGCCTGCTGGCTGACCTATTGCAGTTATAGTTAATGCGTTAGAATTAATAGCGTCTACACGATAGAATGTATCGTGGTTTGCAAACTTAATAATGTCTCTAACATTATAAGCGTTTCCAGCGTCAACTGTGACTGATGTAGACCCAGCTGCGTGACCAGAACCGTTATTAATTAGATTTACTGCATTATTAAAGTAAGCGTCCGAAG